ATGTAATACTTCGGCCCACCTAATAGCAAGCGTGTTGCGACTATCGACTACTATCTGCAATCTAAATAGACGCATCTGGTCTACTATCGTATCGAAGTAACGCATCGCTCCGCGCGTTAGCGACACAGGAGCAATACTTACGATATCGCTGGTTAGTAACCACGCCTCGGCCACCCCACCCCAGACGGGGACAACGCCCCAGCAACAGGCAACTTTGCCGCGATAAAGGGCGCTATAGCAATGCGGGTATTGGCTATACTGTTGCAATCTCTGCTTGTAGTCAGGCAGGCATCTAAAGTAATTACGCTCAAACCAGCGCAAATCCATCATAGCCACATGCCCCCAATGGAAGGGCACGACCGTCACCCCGGAATTAGCGGTAATTGGGATCATTGCAGAGCCTATAGGGGTTGTACCCCGTGCGTGAAAGGTGGTATTTTTGGGGGTCTAAGCTCTTCCACTTGGACCCTCCTGTAGTAACGGGGCGCTTCCCTTCCTGAGCGCCCCGTTTTTTTATGCAAAAATGTCGAAATCCGTGCTGGCCCGAAGTTGCTTAAACAGAGGCTTTCCGTTGGGATTGCGGGTCAAGGCTCGGTGTTCCCCGCCCCCGAGCATCAGGTATCCGTATGCGTCCCCAACGTGGGAATGCTCGTTCTTGCTTGGCATGTCTCGGAACCGCTCCTGCCCGCCGCCCATGGCGACACGCTTAAAGTGATAACCGCCGCTCAGAGACTTTCTGATCCGGGCGCAATCCTTGGACACCAGCAATCCCGGCCTCCCGTCGATAAGCCGGTTCATCGGCATCGCCCCAGCCTCACGGCGCACCATGAAGTCGTTGCTTTGAGTAGGCCGCGCGTTAAAGCCATGCGTCCGCAAGTGGTCGAATGCCGTGACCTCAAAGATTTCGTCGCGCTTGCCACCAGCCGGATCGCCCCAGATAAAGATATCGTTGCGTTTAAATTGATCGACAAACTTTGTCTCTATGTCGGACTTGAGGTTTAGCGCAAACCTCTCGAGGCCCATGTCGAAGGCGACAAGCTCATGCACGATATGCCAGCGGCCATTTGCCATGCGCTGCCCGAACACCGCTGCCGGGGTCAGACCAAAGTCCAAGCCAATGTGTAGCGGGCGCTCCTTCTCAATCTCAATGTCAGCCGCCATAAGGCTGTCGCTGTATTCATGCCATACAGGCTTGCCGTCCTGCACATAGACATACTTCGCCCCGGCGTAGCAGTTGATCCAGTCAATCGTCTTACCGGCTAACTGCTGTTCGTAATACCCAACCGGCAAGTTGTTGACGTTCTCCGCGTCAGGGTTCATGCGCCAGAAATTGTTGGCCGCAAAGATTGCGCCTTCATGCTCCTTGGTCGCGTCCAACACGCCACCCGGCTGCTTGTAGAACTTCCACGGGTAGCGACCCCTAATCGGGTTCTTCTCAGCCAACCCATGCCACCAGTGGTCCGAATCCATAGGGTTCGTAGACATCCACACGCCGCGCCACGGGCAACCGCCATGCTGCTTTGTGGGATAGCGGCCCACGCGGGAAGTCAGGCCGTCAACAACAGCCTTCGGCAACTCCCGCGCCTCATCGACAAAGCCACCCGTCAGTTCCAGAGAAAGCAGCTTCCGAACATCCCGTGGCTGGTCAAGCGCCAGAAAGATAACCTCGCAGTCCACACCGGGCGTTTCTCCGCGCGGGGGCAGCTTGATATGGTGGGTAATCGGCGGCGACCAACGCATCGAACCCCAGACATTCTCGGGAAATATCTCCTGCCAAGTCTTGAGCGTCGTGGTCCGCAATTCCGGGTAACTGTTACGAATTACTGCAAATCGTGAATAGCGCACATTGTCAATCGGAGAGGGCGGCTGTTTGACGGCCCGCAGCATGACTTCAGCTAGGCAGGCATACGTCTTGCCTGATCCAACCGGCCCCATCAGACCGCGCACAAAGCTGTCGTCGTTCAGAAAGCGCCAGACTGTCGGGCTTTCACTAAAGTCAAGATTCAGACCTGTCAGCGCCGACGCATCCCGCGTCCTGCGCCTTCTGGGACTGCGGTCCTTGGCTCGCTCCGATCTAGCCACTAGGCAACGTCATCCGGCGTTCTAACCGTAGCGATTGCCTCGCCACAAGAGCCACAGACGACATCCACGCTATATTCGTACAGTCGTCCGCGCGTCTGCTGGCCACAAAAATCACAGGTAACGTGATTGTCGTAGTACCTGATAAAACGCGGGTTGCCGCCCTCGATGACTTCTAGGTCAACCACGGGGCCACTCCACCACAGAACTACGCGCACCCTTGGGCAGGCCGTTACACAGGTTCGTGATAATCCGCCCGTTTTGGTCAACGTAGGCGCCAACGTCATAACCGCGCTCACGCCAGTAGTCGCTGATCTGTTGAGCGGCCTTTACCGAACGCTCAAGGTTTTCCTTAAAGTACTTCCAATTATTTTTCATGGCTTCCTCACAGAAAAAAAATCTCGTATAGCGCCGCTGCGGCTACCGCAAAAAGCACCAAGTCAGGAATCATCCTCATCGTCGCCATCCTTGACTTCGTAAGTCGTCGTCCTGGGGCCAGTCACGTTAATCCCGATCATGCTGGGTCGCATCTCATCGCTATTCGGCTCAAGCAGACCACGGTGCTTCGCCAGCAAGCGAAGCGCCGTCAGCTTGTCGTGCATCTCAACCTCAATGTTAGCGCCATCCTGCGTCTGCGTAACCTTAACCTTCTTAATGGTACGCCGCGCTCTCGGGCTTAACTCATTAGATGCACGGATTTGCACCTGACCCATTTCGTCCCAGGACAACACATCCGTGATCTCGCTGGAGGCCAAAGCCTCAAGTTCCTGCACGACCGCCTGCTTGCGGTCCTCATCCTGCGAAGCAAGAGCCGCGCGAGCCTGCCGAACCGTTAGCGGTTTACTCTCCACCAACAACCTCCGCGCCGTTAGCAGCAAATCCCGCCACATCCACCCAGCTATCCATGTGCGCCGGATCGCAGCACAACCTAGAAAGCTTCTGCGCCGCGTTGCACATGCACACCTGAGCCGCCGTTACCTCAACTCCAAGAATGACGCTCCACATGGCAGCCGTGCGGGTGTGGTTTTCCAGCGGCGTTCCATACTTGCCCTCCCGGTCAGCAACCGCGCCAGCCGCAGCCTCAAGGCATTCCGTCCTATTCATCGTCTATCATCACCTTCCCTGCATAAATAAGCCCGCCATGCAACTCGCAATAGCTACCCCGGATGGCCCGCTCGCCACAGCCTTCGCGCCATTGGCATTGACTGTGCGGGCGCAAGCCCATCCCAAAGCTACTAGTCTCCCACAAAGCAAAGGCTCGCGTGTGCTTGTCGCTCGCCCCACCCTTGTCCACGCTAGAGCGTGGCGATCTAAGCGTCGTCATCTTCCTCTACCTCCATAGCACCAAACCCGTCGCAAGACGCGCAGCCAACGATCTCCTCCTGAACATAGCCACCCTGCGAAAAGCTGCGAACGCTGCGGTCCAGCCTAAGCACACCCTCACCGGCACAAGCCGGGCATTCTATCTGTTTCATGAAACTCTCCTGTCTGAGTTACACACTATCGTATATCTGGCGTGTCACTGTCACCTAAAAAACGCAACGCTGGTAAATGTCGAAAATCCAGATTTGCAGGAAAATTTTGAGCGACACCCCCCTCAATAGTAGCGAGGGGGCGGGGGGCAAGGGGTGCCCTGTTTAAACCAAGCCGGGCATTCCTACGGCCCCAAACACACCAATAGCGGGTGTCGCATAATATGTATTATGACAAATGAACGGATTTCTGCGGTTTTTAGGATGGGGTGGTCTCAACTATTAGATGTCGCTCCACGTCGGCCAATGCCGGAACACCGGCCCGTCTTGCCAAGGCGGCACGGGCTACTTCTTGCGTGGCTTGCTGTACTTGCTGCGCCGAAAAGCCTTTATTTGCCAATCGGTTAGCCGCGCCCAGTTCTTGGTCGGCACGTTTAAACTGGCCGGTGGTGCGCTCAACGGCGGTCGCATAGGCCGACGCGAGAGAGAGGGCGAGAGAGCGCGAGAGAGCGAGAGAGGTTTCGTCCTCCCCCAAACCCCCTTTTACTTCATCTATAGGCTCGGGGTCAGTCGCTAGTCTAATGCGGTCAGCGCTGGCTATATCCTCGCGGCTGGGCTTCGCCTCGTCGCCCAGCCAAAGGACTTGATAACGGTTGGTTTTCCAACCTGACGCCGTTTCCTGGTAGTCCTTTGGTCGAAGCTGCCTAACGTAGCCAGCCGCCTTTAGGCGTTGCACCGCGTCAAAGATGCTTTTCTCGGTCTTATGACCGCTTATCAACCGCATCGTCTCCATAGCGGGCCAGCACACCCCGGCGCGATTAACGAATGCGCACATTGCCCCTAAAACGCGCCTGTCAGCGTCTTTTAGCCGCTTGTCGCCAAACGCCCTACTCGGGACAATCGACCACGGCCATTTGCCCTCCGGCAGCTTAGAAGGGGATGTCATCGTCATATACCTCAGCCTTCCGCGATCCCGTGACAGTCGCGCCGGGAAACGCGGCCTTTACAATGTCCGCCGCCTTCGCGGCTTCATTAGTCGCCAGAAGGTTGGCGATCTCCTCAACGCTGTACACTAGCACGTTCTCGCCTTTCCGCTGGCGCGCCACCTTCCCGGCTTCGTGGTGATCCGGGCAGACGCAAAGAACGCGCCCGTCTGCCATTGGGGCGTCCCAGAACCGGCCTTCAAGCGGCTTGTGGCCAGCCGAGAGCGCGGCAGCTTCCAGCGCCGCGTATCCGCGCAGCGTCACGCTAACTTGATGGGCCACCTCGCGATGGTCAACCGCGCTTATCGCTTCGTTCATTCGATACACTTGCTGATAAAAGCGCTCCCGCAGCGCCGGGCTGGCAAGATCGGCCAGCCGGTCGCGCCCCCAGCGCTCCTCATACGCCGTCGCGGCCTTGTCAAACTCCAGAACCGCGCTTTGCGTTTTGTCATATGCCGAGGCCGAGGCGTATTGCGTGACCCGGCTCATTGACCTGTTGGGCTTCTTCGCCCGGACTTTTTTAAGGCTCAAATTGACCTCCTATTTTCTATAGCAGATACGTGGTTCGGTACG